CAACTTGTTGTGAATTGATAAGCTTCCATTTGCTGTTGACTCTGAAACGGAGCATCGGTGACATCATAATATGTCGACGCAATTGCTTTGCCGAGTGCGGTATTAGTACTACCGATGGCTGTGGCAGAAGTAGATTTGAATTCGACAATCAGGCCTAAAAACCGGAATTGTTCGAAGGATTCGGCCAGCTGGGATAGGTAGGGGAACAGATTGGAATTTCCCGGGTTAATTGGTTCGATAATCGACTCAAATGCAACAGAACCGGAAACATTACGGACAAACTCGCGCTTAGAGATCGTGATGTTGCCACCGCGATCGCCAAACACGGGTGGTCCGTTTCCAGCGAGTAACGTGTTGCCCCGTACTTGGTAAGAACCAAGGCCAGTAATGTCACCAAACCATTGACCAGCGGCTCGGCCAAGGGAGGCGCCGATTGGGCCGCCCAAGAAGCCGCCTGCAGCGGCACCAAGAGTGGCACTAACGCCAGGAATGAGCCCGCGACGATTCTGACGTGATTTGCCACCATTGTTTTTGTTGTTGTTTTTCTTGTTGGTGTTATTTTTCTTTGGCATGTGTGTGTAGGGAATGCCGCCACACAACGGGACTGTTCATCCACTAGAGTAAAGATCCGTGCAGTCTCTTGGCATTTTTGTTAGCGCGGAAAATTTTACAGTGGGCCACTAACCGCTTTGGTCAACGCTTTCGCGCCTCTAGTGAACTCCCTAGCATTTTAGGCCTGCTGGGCCGCCCGTGCACATGGGCTCATCCCCCGCTGCCCAAGCGGAGGTAGTAGGATGTTTATGTAAGCATAGCGTTCGCTTGGTGTTGAGTATGACAGGTCATGCGCCCTCACACGCCGTTCATATGCTTTCTGGACGTGAACAGGTATGCCAAATGCCCGCGAAAAGCTCAACCTGGTCCGAAGATCGGGTTCAGCATATTGCGCGGACATTCCCTTAGCAAGGAACGTCATACCGGTGACCGGTTCCTCCCTCAGCCTACCATGGCGATTATATCGCCAATTTGCTGGAAGATTAGAACCCATCACTTGGTACAACGCCCCCCACATTGGTATGTCACCAGCCATGTTCCGCCCACATTCAGAAATAGCTCCCCGGTAGAAGTCATATTCCTGTTTGTTTCGAACTGGGCGGATGCAAGCAAGGTCCTTGTCGATTGCGGTGCGCGGATCTCGCACCATCCTCCATTCGCCTGCAATATTGACCGGATGACATTGACAAAACTCTATGTCCTCGAAAACATTGGCCACGGGCTCTGCCACCACAACATACCCGAACCGTGCAAACCAATCTACTAGTACTTCCTCCACTCTTTTCAGGGTGGATTGTTCACCGATGACACCACCGTCATCGCCGTCGTTCACAACCTCAAGATCGAAGCCATGTACTTCTATCATGCGGTACGTCAGAATGCAGGAAATCACAATATTACCTAAGGCTGTATTGCGATCTCCGGATGCACGCCGACCTTCCACACAATAGCGAACGACAGCATCACGTAACCAGGCGGTGCCTCGGTTCAACAACTGCCATGACAGTATCCTACGG